CGGCCTGCTTGTTCTTATCGCCATTCAAGTACGCCGTCGCCCATGCTTTGTCCGCTTTGAGCTCGTTCATCTTCGCATCCGCCTGCTCTTTGGTCATCGTGAACTGCGGCGTGGCGCCGGCTTGGAACGTGTCCTCCGTCGTGCGCGCGCCCACCGCCGCCAAGAGCTTGATCAACTGCACACCCCCGCCCGCGCCCTTCTCCAAGGCCTGAAAGCCCGCATCGCCGATCTCGTTGATGCCGATCTCGGCGCCGAAGGTGCGCAGCGCCCGCTTGGCAAGCTCCACGCGCTGGTCATACGCCCCGCCCCACTGATCCTTCAGCTGCACCATTCCATTGGCAAATTCAGTTTTGGCCTGCACATCCATCTTGGCAATTTCAGCCGTCGCGTACTCGTTCCACTTGGCAACGATGGCGCCTGCGGCGTCCTTCGGGACCCCCGCCTCGAGGAAGGTGTTCGATGCCCACTTGACGAAGTCCGCGCCCGCCGGGCCCGAGGGGGAGGTGATCTCGTACTTCTCCGGTGCATCGGGCACACCCAGCGCTGTGCGGTAGGCTTTGATGCCCTCTGCATCGTTCGCGTCCTTGGGCTTGCGAATCAATTGATCGGCCGGCACACCGATCATTTTCTCGGCCGCCATGTGCGCGGCGAGAGCGGTCGCCGCATCCTTGTACTGCTTACCGTCGACCCAGGTTTTGAGGCTGGGATCAATGGTTTCACCGTACCACGGTGCATTCGCGGCGGGAGTGACCGGCGTGACGGCGGCCGGAACCGCAGCTAAGGCGGCGGCATTGCCGACCGCGGCAGGCGTCACCGCGGCAGGCGTGGCTGGGCTACTCGTCAGAACTGTCGCTGCGTTGTCGGCCATCGGTGGACTCCTCGTCGAACTCAAAATACGTGTACTTCTGGATCCTCAAAAACACATCGCGCCGCCCCGCTCGATAGGCAGTGGCATACGGGTCGGTCATGCGCGACACGGGACTCACGACGAGCCCCTCCTTGTCTACGCCGCAATACTTTTTCAGGTCGTCCCAGACGATGGCCGCATTGCCGTGACGCTTGTCGTCCGGTCCCAGGAAGAGGCCTGCATACGCCTGGTGACGTCTCAGCAGCCAGGTCTTGATGTCCTCGAAATTCACGCCGCAGCCGCCGCAGGAGGCGCAGCAGCGGCCCCGGCCTGGGAGGCCTGCGCGAGGTTCAACGCAGCTTTGGACAGGCCTGGCGCGTGCTCTGCGACGGCCTGAGCCTGCATCGCCTGCTGCTTCTGCGCTTTGATCTCGGCGATTTCCTCGTCACTGCGCAAGAGCTTCGCCGGTACGCCCTTGATCTCGGCGACTTCGCGCGCTGCTGCCACGATATCCATGATGTCGACCGCATCCGGGTCGATCTGTGCCAAGACGCCCAGCGCTTGAATCGTGTCCATGATCGCGCCCGCTTCGGCCAGGCGCATGTTCCTCGCCATGGTCGACTGATAGCTCACCTTGTAGCCACCACCGCGCATGACTAGCTGCTTCGGCGGGGGTGGCAATACGCCCATGGCAGTGGCCACATCCAACTCGCGTTCGATCAAGGGACCTAAGAACTCGGACTGCTGGCGGCCCATCGTGGGCGCGAGCATGGTGGCGGTCTGCGCTTCTCGCGCCCGCACTTCCTCCGCTGTCTCATCGCCGCGCTGTTGGCTCAAGAACTGGAACAGGGACGTGAGAAAGGCGTCGTTGACTTCGCCCTTCTCGATGTTCATCAATTCGAGCCCCAACGGGATGTTGGCGCCGGTCACGAGCGGCTGAGCCAAGGGGGTTCCATCACTCGTCAGCATGCCGTAGTTAACCGCGCCAGGACGCTGGTTGAACGCCTCTAAGACCCCTTCCTCGTGCAGCAGCATCGCCGGGTTGACTTGGGATTGCCCCGCGCGAAGGATGGTTTTCTTTTCCTCATTCAGCGTGCGGATGGCGGGGAACGCCGCCATGGCAGGACCACGCCCATAGTTCTCACGAGGGGCGACCGCATAACGGCTGATCGCATAAGGAAATACTCGGTAGCCGCCGTTCTGCACCTCCATCTCACCGACCTTGCTGACGTAGGTCGAGGTGAAGCGCATGCCCTTGGAGTCACGCATGCTCGCCTTGCGCTCGTTGTTCGGTTCCACGCAGTGGATGAATTCACTCTCGGCGTAGGGCTGCATCTCGGCCAACTTCACGATATCGGGCGGGCAACGCTCGCGAAACTTCTGCACGGCCTGGCGGTTCTGGAGCTTAAAGTTGCGATAGACCGTATCGACCCGGCCCTGATGGTCCTGCGCCCAGCCGAGCTCTTGCATGGGGATGCAGCGGTAGCGAATGCCCGACCCAATGTCCTCATCGATAAAAAGCGCCGCGTTCCCAAAAGCGCCCAGGGAGAGGTAGCACTCTTGCGTCTGCGACTGGAAGTTGGCGCGCGCCCGATACCTAAGGGCGAAGAGGATTTCATTGACCTGATCGAGATATTCCTTGACCTGCTGATCATCCGAGAGGTCGGAGGCATCCGGTTGCAGCTTGTGCCACTCCTGGGACTGCGGGGTCAGCATCGATTCAATCGCCGCCGCAAAGCGCTGGTTCGCGATGACGGCGGTCGAATCGAACAGGCGCTCGGTGCGCTTCAAGCCTTCGGAGGGTTGCACCAGGAAGGTCGCTTGAGCCGGCATCACGTAGTAGGCGATCTCTTCCCAGTAGCGGCGAAAGTTGGCCTGAGCGCCTTGCAGTTCAGCCGAGCGGCGAATGATCTCCGAGGCGCGAGAATCAGCCACCCAGCACGGTTCCGCTGGCCGTAGTCGGTGCCGGCGCATTCTGACCGGCAAAGATATTACTGAGCACCCCGCGCTGCCGATTGCGCAAGTCGTCCTGCTGCTGCGCTAGATTCGCCGCGGTTGAGACGTTGGGCGCTTGCGGCGGTCCGGGCGGTCCTGGCTTCTTGACCAGGTAGTTCTTGATGCCGGTCGCTCGACCGACAGCGGCGGCGGCCGGATCAAGCCAACTCGTCGCCTGGGCGAAGTGATTCGAGAACACGCTCATGGATGAGCATAAACGCAAACATGACGGCGGAATTCAATAGGCGACGGGGATGACCGCGACTTGGTGCCGCTTCGCCATGGGGATGAACTCCTTCAGCACCTTGTCCCTACCCCAACCGAAATTGAGCACCGCGTCAGGCTTCTGGTCCATCAGGTTCTTGGGCAGACACGACAGCGGCGCGCGCACATTGGGCACATTGTGCTTGGTCGCCCAGTTGTAGGCGAGCATGTCCACCCCGGGTTGATTGCGCACGATGAGGAACGTGGGCTTCAACTTGTCGAGGAGCGTCCAGACCGCTTGTACGCCCATGGGGTTTTTGCCGTCGGTCGCGATGAGTAATCTCACATCAAGCACTCCTGTGGTCGAATCAACCGTTGCCCGTCTCGTCCCTTCCCCAACACCGTGCGCCCTTCCCCGCCGCCCAACAGCAGGTACTGTAAGGCTTCCGCGACGTGGCTGTACTCGTTCTTGTCTGGATCCTCGCCATAGCGCTCACCGACGATCGATAGCTTGCGAAAGCGATAGCCATCAAGGCATGCACGCCGGAGCATCTTGCACTCAGGATGAATGATCAGCGCCGGCTGTGATCCGGCCATCCGCCTGAATGCGCCATTGACCGCCGCGAAACGCACGGAGAGCTCGTTGGTGCTGGCTGGCTGAGCGAACAGCCCATTGGCCTTGAGTAAGGCGAACGCCGTCTCATCGTGCGCATCCTTCGCTACACCCGAAGGATCGCCAGTGATGTTGCCCGTCTGCCAGTTGGGAAAGCGCTCGGTGATGAAGCGCAGCAGTTCTTTGGCGAAGAGATCTAATCCCATGTCGAACGCACACAGTTCGTGCCGTACCTGCCAGCCACCGAACATCGTGTGTTGCCCAATGACCGCGGCGGGTGTGCGGCCGAAGTCCAAGCCAATGCACAAAGGCAAGCGTGGCTCCAGCTCGAACGCCTTGCAGTGCACCTGATCGTTGTAACTGGTGTAGATCGGCTTTCCCGCCCGCGTGCGACCCCACTGCGCATCGACGTACACGCGCGCATCCTCCGGGCCATAGTCCTGCCGTGCGCGGCTGTAGTAGCCCGCCTCCAGGTTCTCGACGTTCTCCGCTCCTGGGTCCTCTCCGCCCGGCTGGATGAACAGCTTCCAATCCTTTTTGCCTGCCTCGGTCAAGTCTCGATACAGGTAATGGTCGGTGTCCCACGGGTTACTGTCACCGATCCACCCAGCCCAGACGTTGCCACCGTCCGCCTCACTCGGGTATCGGGTGCGGCGTCCAGCATGGGTAATGATCTGTTCATCGATTTCCCTCACCTCGTTGAAGTAAAAGCCGGTGACCTCGAGCGACAGCAGGTTCGACACGTCCGCCGCATCGTCCAAGGCACGGAACATGAACTCGGCATCAATCGCGTAGTCGTAGCCCTTCGGCTTGAACTGCCAGCGCTGCGCCATGTTCTGGAACGGGCCATAGATGTTCTCCGGGAAGATCTGCAGCCACGTCTTGATGGTCGTGTCCTTCAACTGCGGCTTGGTGTTGCGCACGATGGCAAAACGGGTGCGCGCGACCCCGTCCGCTTGCGGCCTCTGACCATAGGCGTGACGGCACAGGCGCAGGCAGCTCGCAGTGGACTTGCCCGAGCCAACGGGCCCCACGATGACGCTGACGCGATGGTCGTCCTGGAAGTAGGCACCCGCCACCGGCCCTAACGGTTTGACCTCCACTAGCCTGGCCCCGGCAGGTTCACAACCACGCCAATGCGTTCAGGCCCGCTCACGGTCTGCCCGAACTGCTGCTGGATGATTACCTGCAGGCCGGGACCGGCCGTGTGCTTCACGTCCCCGGTGACCTCGGTGCGGTTGAGCTTCGGAATGTGGTACTCGATGGCTTTGAGGAAGATGTCGGCCGCCTTACCTGGATCGTACCTAGCAACGCGCTTGAGCCACGCTTCAAGCTGACCCACGTTGCGCTCGGCAAAGACGGCGATCGCCTCCCGTACGTCCTGGGTAATGGCGTTGGGCACCCCCTTGGTCCGTCCGCCTGTTTTCTTGCCTTTGGCCATCTAAGTTATCTAAATTCGTCTAAGGTGGATCTAACCACCAAAAACATGCTTCCACGCCTTCTCAAACGCGCTCGGCGTCGTCACCGGGTGGCCGAGTTCCGCCATGATGTTGTCGGTCACCTTCTGCATGAACTTCTTGCCCCCGTCCTTGCCGTAGAAAAGGGCCTGCTCCTGCTTGGTGTCCGGCAGTTGGGTGATGTAGGAATAAAACCCCGGCAAGCGGCGCACCAGCCATTTGCGCATCAGGGTGTGGTTGTCGTTGTCCTTGCTCATAGCGGCTCACTCGCGAGGACTAGGGCCTCAGATAATGTTTTTATAATTCTTAGCGACTGAGGTACGTCAGCGTCGCCGCCAGCAAGAGCGTGATCACAAAGTGCCACAATCTGCTCTGCGCACGCTCGTCTGACTGCGCGCGCCTGCACTTCCTCCTTCACGGAGTAGCCTCCGTACTTTCTAGCGTCTTTGTATCTTCGGATCTGGACGGCTAACTCTCGGCCTTCAAGGCGGCGGTATGCCATTGGATCTTCGGTGCTCACTGCGTATCCCCCTCTAACGGCTTCCACATCGCACACCCCAAATGCAAGTCATCGATGATCGGGTTCACGAACGCGATGTTCGTGCCCACACACACCACCTGCTTAGGCAGCGCCGTACAGGCGGGCTTCACCAGGTTGAACTGCGTTAAGGCTCGCTGCCAGTGGCACGAGCCACACGTGCCTGCAGGGTACTCATCGACCTGATCGACGAGCTTCGTTACGGTCTTTTCCATCAGAGCGTTTCCCTTTGTTTCACTTGAACTACCACACCAGCCAAACGGCCACCCAAAACGCGATCGCCCCGCCCGACAGCATCACAAAGGGCCAGTTCACGCACCGCTCTCCGGGTATCGGGTACTTGCGCGGCAAACGTCCACCCACCGGGGATACATGCTCTTGTCGGTTATCCATGATCGCCTCCTGGCTTACAGAAATTCGGGTCGAACATGCCGCGGTAGATCAACACAGCCATCTCGGCATTGTATTGCTGCCAGAACGCCTGGAGCCGAATGTTGACTTCCTCGTACATCGCTTTGGAGCGCGCAACCTTGGCCTCTGATTCGCGAATCTCGCGCCAGCACTGATCGATATAGGCTTGGCGTTCCTCGAAGGTGTTCATAGCTCTTGCAACCGCGTGAGCGCGATCTGAATCCGCTGTCGGCGTCCCTCGAACTGCTCCGCCACGTATTCGAGTTGCCCGATGAGCGCAACCGGCTGCGGGGTGGCGGCGCCATTGCCGGTCGGGGGCTCAGGCGTCGGACCCGCGAGGCTCAGCGCCACCTGTTCGAGCTGCGTGGCGAGATCCGCATAGCATTGCAGCAGATGCTCGAAGCGCTTCAAGCACGATTCCGTGCGACGTTCTTTGGGCGCATGGGGCGCATTGGTGATGTAGCCTTGCTGCTGCAAGTTGTTCGCGGATTGGCCAGCGGTCTGATGTGAATAGTTCATCGATTCTCTCCCGTGGGTAAAAGTAGTAACGCCTTCAATCCCGCAATCGCCACCCCTTGATGCACTTCGGCCGGGGTATAGCAAAGGACTCGCCAACCGCAAGCAACCAACAGATTTCTCTTTGACATGTCGCGCAAAATGCCCTTGATCGAGCCGTGGGCTTTTTGGTTGAACACCCCGCCGTTGATCTCAACGCCGATCTTCTGCGGCACGAATGCCATGTCGATCTCGAATTTTCGCTCGGGGTGAAAGCGGTAGTTCTGCACGAACGGGGGCAGTTGATCGACTCGGCACTGAAAGGCCAAGGTGCGCTCCCATTCGTTGCCGACGGGCTTGGCTTGGGCGCGGAGCCAGTTGCGCACGGTGTGCAGCGAGACGCCTAGGCGCTCGGCAATCTGCGTCTTCGGCGTCCCGGTGAGGGAGAGGGCCACGGCACGGGCGGGGAGGCTCACGTCATGCATGGCTCACCTTGTGCTGCTCGCAGCTGTCCTTGGCCTTCGAGAGCGTCGCGTACTGCTTGCCTAAGCAGAAACACCCGTGCTTGCCGTAATGCCAGGCGTCAAAACCTTGGACCCCGCTGTAGATGCGGTACGGGGCACTCAAGTACATGTTATTGCGAGTAATCCAGTTCATTTGTGCAACCCGTTGATTGCATGTAAAATCCCGCCACTAAGATGCGCACACCTCTTCACGTCACTACGCATCCCAACGCCCCAGCAGGTTAGGCTCCCTAGTCTGGGGCGTTTCATTTGGCAACTCGCATGCGGCCCGTGAGCGCAGCGATTCGAGCATCAAGCTCTGCTGATCGACCAGGCTTAAGTGACGGAGCACTCGCTGCAAATCGGACTCGACTTTCGAAAGCCGCTGCGCATTCCTGTGGATGTGGAGTGAGTGCTGGATCGAGTGCTCTTGCAGCGTCAACAGCTCGCTCCATTCGTGCGGCTTCTCTATGCTTGGCTTCGATGATTTTTGGGTCTTGCGCTGCTTGATGCGTAAACGTTTCAAGATAGCTGCCGTCTTCGATGTAGCGCGCAGGGGCTTGGACGAAGGTCGACCCTTCAATGCCGCCCGCTTGACAGTATTCCCGGTAGTTTTTGCAGCCATCGATAATTTGCTCCCATGTCGAATCAAACAGAGCCCGGCGAAGGGCCAGCATCAGTTTCATGCTGCGCCACCCGCTCGGCCCGGACCTTCTCGGATAAACCCTTTGCAATTGCTCGCTCCAATCCGTTGGCAGAACATTCATGGCCGATACACGCAGACTTCACGCGCCTGTATTTCGGCGTCCATGTAGTCCCGATAATCCCCAAGCGATTCGTCCCATGGCGCAACCTCGCCGCACCACACATATCCAGAGCCGCCCTTCCTTCCAAAATGTTCAACGCGCGCGCCTTCATTTTTCCGAGTGATCGACTTGCATAATTCCCAATGCACCGTCCCATCCGGATTGATCGGAATCCACTTCACACCCTTTCGATCCCATGTGATCTCGCTCTTGCACCTATTGCACTTACTCATCCCCGTCTCTCCAGGCATCCAGCTTGGGTGGTGGGTTCTGCA